AAACTTGATGATAAAAAAGATGCTACTGAAATGACCACAGTTATTGTTAAGCTTGAAAATATCGGCAATGGCATCACTGAAATCAAAAGCGAAATGTCAAATGTTAAAAATGACATCAAAGAGGACAGAGAAAGAATTATCAGGGTTGAAGAATCAGCAAAGCAAGCACACAAAAGGCTTGATACACTTGAAAAGTATAAAAGACCTGGTGATTCTGATGAATAAGTCAAAGAACAGGTTTTCAAAAGCAATTGTGGCAGCAGTGGTATTGTTAAATACAATTTTCACTGCTGCTGTTCTTTATGTGTTCTTAAAAATTGGAAGTGAACCAGTTACCTTGATTGGTGCTTGGTTCGCTTTCACAACAGGTGAATTGTGGATGCTTTCAAGTATTAAAAAAACCAAGGTTAATAAAAAGGAAGGTGTAAATGATGAACAAAATTGATTGGAAAAATAAATTGAGCAGCAGAAAGTTTTGGGCGGCTGTTACTGGGTTTGTCAGTGCAATCCTGGTTGCTTTCAATGTGAATGATTTGACCATTGAACAGGTAGTTTCCATCATTTCAGCTTGTTCAGTGTTGATTGCTTATATAATCGGTGAAGGACTTGTTGACAGCGCAAGGGTAAGTTCAGGCAATGAAACAAATAATTCTGAAGTTCAAACAAATACAATTGGATTCACTGTACCTGGTGCGGAAAGTGAGGATGATGAATAATGAACATAATTAAAAACCTGGTTTCTTCTTCAAAATATAATATTAAATGCCCTTATCCAATGGATGCACAGTTCATTGTGGTTCATAACACTGCAAATGATGCAAGTGCAGCAAATGAAGTTGCTTACATGATAAGTAATAACAATGAAGTATCCTTCCACTATGCGGTTGATGACAAACAAATTGTTCAGGGTATTCCTGAAAATCGTAATGCTTGGCATGCTGGGGATGGTGGAAATGGTAAAGGTAACCGTTATGGATTATCCATTGAAATTTGTTATTCAAAATCAGGTGGAAGCAGATTCATTGAAGCTGAAAAGCTGGCTGCAAAGTTTATTGCTTCCAAGCTAAAAGAAAAGGGCTGGGGAATTGATAAGGTAACAAAGCATCAGGATTATAGCGGCAAGTATTGCCCACACAGAACACTTGATATGGGATGGCAAAGATTCTTGAACATGGTTAAAGCTGAACTTGATGCACTGAATAGTTCTTCTTCCAGCGGTACATTATACAGGGTTCAAACTGGTGCTTTCAGTAAAAAATCAAATGCTGATAATCTTGCAGCAGAATTGAAGAAAAAAGGCTTTGATACTTATATTGTTCAAATTGGTGGACTGTATAAAGTTCAGGTTGGAGCTTATAGTCAGAAAGCAAATGCTAATGCTATGATGGCAAAATTAAAAGCTGCTGGATATGATTCTTTTATAACAACAAATTAAAATGATAAACCCACACCTTTCACCTGGTGTGGGTTCTTTTTTATTGCCCTTTTTAGGTTGGCATTGTCTACGAACTGCCAACGGTGAGGACATTTTTATATAATATTGTAGGTAATAATAAGTAAAGAAAAATAAAACAGTTTCCTTCAAAAGCCTTGATTTTCAAGCATTACAGGTAATAATAAATAAAAGTGAGTAAAGCAAAATAATTTTAGTTCAATTTACTGTGCATATAGAAACTGTTTGTCTTTTATCCAGTAAAATCAAGGGTTTTGAGTAATAAAAATATCAACCATGGTTGATTTGCCTACGATTTGCCAACGGAAATTTTATTTGGTTGGCAAGTTTTCTTTTGTTACTTTTTCAAATATTTCAACTGATTGTTCTGCCATCTTTTCAGTTGCATGAGTGTAAGTATCAAGGGTTGTTTCAATGTTAGCATGACCAAGCCTTAATTGAACATCCTTGATATTTGCACCATTTTCAATTAACCTGGTGGCATGAGTATGCCTTAATGAATGAAAGTTAAAAGGAATTCCCAAACTATAATTAATCACCCTGGAAGCATATTTGAAAGTGTCAGGGGTTGCTATTTCACCATTTTCTTTAGTGCAGACCATTTGAATTGGTTTCATTACACCAGGGTTTACTGACAACGGAAGGGAATATATTCTTCTTAATGTTTCATTACCATCCATTTCTTCAACTTCATATTGCTGAATATAATGCTGTCCATACTTCAAGCGATTTTCCATTTGCAATTTCCTATGTTGCTTCAAAGTATCAATCAATGTTTTACCTATTTTAATTTTCCTTACAGATGATTCAGTTTTAGTTGACCCAAAATACCAGTTTGGCTTTCTCTTATAAATAATTTTATTAACATCAATTATCCCCTTATCCAAGTCAATATCATCCCAGGTTAAAGCCATGACTTCACCAATTCGGCATCCAGTATAATATCCAATCATAATTGGAATGTGAAAAGTTGTTCCCATTGGAAACCTTTCAATTATGTGATTAAATTCTTCAGTAGTAATAACCTTATGATTAATTTCTGTTTTAGAATGTTCATACTTTGGATATTTTACATACTGCATGGGGTTATCTTTAATGAAGTTGCAAGGATGAACTGCATACTTTAATGAACCACTTAATACACATATTATATTGGTTAAGTGGTTTTTACTTATTCCAGTCAAATATTTATTGTTCACAAATTCTTGAAGCATTGCTGGGGTTAATGATTTCAGCTTATAAATACCAAAAGCAGGTTTAATATGATTTCTGATTATGATTTCATAAGCTGATTGGGTGTTATACTTACAATTAACCATAACATAATTCTTAAACCAATAATCCATGTAATCAGCAACAGAAATTTCACTTGGTTCAAAGTGTAATCCAGCATTTTCATATTCTTGAAGTGCTTTTCTTAAAGCAGCTTCAGCTTCTTTCTTGGTTCTACCACCAACCCTTTCAATTCTTTTTCTTTTTCCATCAACACTGGAAGCTTCAAAAGAATAATACCACTTGTTTCCTCTTTTTCTCACATGACCAGCCATATTAACATCCTTTCTATTAACATTTTTTAGTTCAAGATGGTTCAAGATAAGTTCAAGATAAAATAAACATCTTGAACCCCTTCAAAGTCAGCTTTATCAATGCTTTCAACTTCATAGGTTCAAGATGTTCAAGATATTTCTCCTATATACTTTTATTATTTAGATATATTTATTTTTTTTTTTAAGATAAAATTAGTAATTATTAAGAAGTATCAAAACATCTTGAACATCTTGAACTTCCCTGTAATATCAAGGGTTACATCTTGAACCCACATCTTGAACCATCTTGAACCTATCTTGAACTTATAGAACATAATCAGCTAAATTCCCCTGTTCCATGATTCTTTCCCTGATGCTTAAAAATTGCTTCATAGTTTTCCCACTGACATCCCAAAAGGCAAGGTGCTTTGGCTCACCACTGGATGAAGTATATTTAATCACATAGTAAAATTTAGTTCCCATTTTGGCAGTGGTTCCAGTGGTATTATGATATTGTGCCATGAAATTTTGTTCAGGAAGTGCATCAATAGCAGTAATTTGTTTGTATGGAAGTGTAACATTCAAGTCAGGATTGGTTTTGCTAATTATCAGTGCATCATCTTCTAAAGTAATTTTACATGGAAAATCTTGAAGAAATCTCTGCAAACCTTCATAATACATGACATTCAAAACATTATTGTTCTTTTTCTTTCTACCAAACATTAAAAATCACACATCCTTTCTTTATATTACATTGCTTTGAAAAGCAATTGCTTTACCTAAAATTCTAATTTCATTAAGTTCTTCACCTTTGTAAACCAAAGGTTTATATGCTGGATTTTCAGCAACTAATATAATTTCACCTTTCTTTTTATAAACTCTTTTCAAAGTAGCTTCATTGTCAATAAGCACAGCAGCAATTTCCCCATCATTAACATCAGGTTGTTTTCTGATAAAAACAATATCCCCATCACATATTCTTGCATTTATCATGCTGTCACCTTTAACCCTCAAACAAAAATCAGCCCTGATATTAGCACCAGCTTCAACATATGATTCAAAATGTTCTTCAGCAAATATTGGTTGACCTGCTGCAATAGTTCCCAGCAAAGGGAATTTTTTTGTTTCAATCTTTAAAATATTATCAGGATATTCAATATCAACTTTTTCCATTGGAACATCGTAACCCATTAACCAAGCTTCATTTACATTCAAAGCTTTAGCAATTAAATATATTCCCTTTTGCTTTGGCTCATATTTACCTGAATAATATTGACTTATAGCTGATTTTGGAAGACCAGTTTTTTTAACCAGGTCAGCTTGCGTCATATTTCTTATATCCATCGCTTTCCTCATTCGGCTTGCAAATGATTCTTTCATTTAACAGTACC